CCAACTGACTTACCTCTGATATTAAGGAACAAATACTCAATATCAAATGTTGCAAGATCTTCTACTTTAATACCTTTGCTTAAAATACAGTTTGAAATAACATTCTTAACTGCATTTGCAATCTGTTTCGAATCTTCACTTTCTAGTGCGATAATCAGAATCTTTTCTTCTTTAACTAAAAAGGGTCTATATCTAATTTTCTTTTTTAATGAAGGAATTTCCAACTCATAAATTGGAGTCGCAATCTTTGGTAAGGGCATAATATCCTATAAAGTTCAGTTAAAATTATTTAGACTGCTTATGGAAGTCCAACTGGTCTTGGGTCATCCAATCTACCAGTTCCAAGATTTAGATTCCTATTAATTAACTCGTCTCTGCCTGTTGCAAGTCTATTTAATTGATTGGTTGTGTTGGAAATATTAGTAATGTTAGGAATTATATTATTACTAATATTCCGTGCGACATCAACACTCAATGCCTTACCACAAATATATCTCTCATAGTTAAATGAAGCACTGATTCTCAATACATCAGAACCATTATAACTTACTGGTGTAGAATTTAAAGAAAGTGGAAAAAGACCGAAGAAGTTATATTCAAGTTCTCTATTATAATCTCTATCAAATTTAATAATCTTGGTTGTATTACACTTATATGCTTCTGGATATTGCATTCTAAAATAATATCCATCTCTAGTTGGATCTGCACCAGAACCACTAGAAATAAATTCCATCCAGTGCTCTATAAATTTTAATTGCCTATAATCTCTATCAACATAAAATTCCAAACCAATTTCAGTAAAGATTCTACGATGAGCAACTCTCTCATTTACTCCCGTGAAATTATTATTGATATCTGCAGTCGCAAATGAAGTTCCTGGTAGTGATGCAGAATGGCACAATAATCCAGCATCTTCAGCAATAAATCTTGGACTAACACCCCTAATATAAAGATGCGATAGAAGTGCTCCAGGCAACCCACCAAAAATAACTTGGAAGTGTGAGGTCTGGGCAAGATTAGTGAATAGTGGTTTAAAGTCCGATATTCTACGAGGTCTGACCACTCTAAATACCTTTTATGAGTCTTAGTATACTTATTTAGATGTCTTATAAGGGAAAATAATTATTATAAATATAAGGGAGACGCAACAGAAAGATAATGTTCGTATATCAAATAGTAAATAAAATTAATGATAAAAAATATATTGGAATAACATCTAGGTCATTAGAAAAAAGATTTAAAGAACATAAGAAGAATTTAAATTGTGGGATAGCAGCAGCAATTATAAAATATGGAGAGGATAATTTTTATATTGAAAAATTAGAAGAATGTAAAAATTGGGAAGATTTGATAGAAAAAGAAAAATTATGGATTAATAGGATTGGTCCAGAGTACAATAAAACATTGGGTGGGGAGGGAATATTTGGATTTAATCACTCAGAGGAAACTAAGAATAAAATAAGTTTAAAAAATAAAGGAAAACCTGCTTCCGATCCCAAAGGTGATAAATTAAAAGAATATAGGGAATTATATGGAAATTTTTGGACTGGAAAAAAACATACGGAAGAATACAAAAAACTAAAATCCATAGATAGATTAAATTATTATCAAACGGAAGAGGGAAAAAAACAAAGAGAGCAAATATCGCAAACTTTAAAACAAAAAGGTATAAAACCCCCAGATCACACATTAGGACTATCAAAAGGAACTAAATGGTGGAATAATGGAAAAATCAATAAAAGATCTATCGAAAGTCCCGGAGAAGATTTTATATCTGGGAGAATAAAGGGTGAGTGGAAATGGAGTAAAAATAAATGAAAAAATTTTTGCAAGGAAAATATTCTCCAAAATTTCCAAAAAAGTATAAAGGAAATCCTTGCGAAATATATTATAGGTCCAGTTGGGAACGTAAATTTATGGTGTATTGTGATACTAATGAGAATATTTTAGAATGGGGCAGTGAAGAATTGGCGCTTCCTTATAGATCTCCAATAGATAATCGCATTCATAGATACTTTCCAGACTTCTATATCAAGGTCAAAGAGAGTAATGGTTCAATTAAAAAATATCTAATTGAAATCAAACCAAAAAAACAAACACTAGAACCTATACCACAAAAGAGAAAGACAAAGGGATATATCTATGAGGTTTATGAGTATGCTAAGAATCAGGCAAAGTGGAAGGCAGCAGAAGAATTTTGTACTGATAGGGGATATGAGTTTAAAGTTCTCACAGAAGATGACCTTTTTGGGCATAAATAATAACAGAACTAAAACTAATCCAAATGAATGGTTATTATACATATGCTTATTTAAAAGCAGATGGATCACCTTATTATATTGGCAAAGGTAAGGGAAATAGATTATATGATCATAGAGGTAAAAATTGTATCCCACCAAAAGATAAAAATAGAATAATCAAACTAAAACAAAATTTAACCGAAGAAGCAGCATTCAAGCACGAAATCTATATGATTGCCGTGTTTGGTAAAAAATGTGATGGAACTGGAATTTTAATGAATATTGCTGATGGTGGTAATGCTCCCCCCAAAATGTATGGTGACAATAGTCCAACAAAAAGACCAGAAATTAGAGCAAAAATAGGTGCTGCAAATAAAATAAGTTTGAAAGGGAGAAAAGTTACAGAAGAAGTAAGACAAAAAATTTCAAAAACACACAGAGAAAGATTAAAAAATAATCCAAGACCAATGTCTTACTACACAGAAAATTTAAAAAAAATGGCAGAAAGGAATAGAACTGATAAAGAAAAGCATCAAAAACATAGTGAAATGATGAAAGGCAGACCGAGTGCCAATCGGAAACCAGTTCTTTATGATGGAAATGTGTATGCATCTATGACCGAAACTATGGAAAAAACGGGACTTTCTAGGTATCTTATTCTTAATAAAGGTGGAAAATTTATTAATAAGAACGGTATCAAATAATGCCAAGAAAGACTCTCAAACAAAGAAAAGAACCAAATCCAACAACTGATAATAGTAATCGCATTCGTAATATTTTAGATAACTTAATTGGAAATGAGGATCCTGATGATTTAATGATTGAGATATTAGATGCTATACAAGAAAGTGGAAAGATGCCTAGTGTTGGTAAGTATTATGTTTTTGTTTATAATCCAAAGACACCTAATGTACAGTACGATCAAAATCCATTAGTCGCAGTGACTGATAGATTTCAGTGGGGATTTAGAGGTATCAACTTTCACTGGGGAGAAATGAGACAATATACTTGGGATGAAATACCTGGTTCTTTGTATGAGGTTTATGCAGAAGAACTTGCCGACTTAAGAGAGATACCTTTTGGTAAAATCCGTCTAAATAGTTAGAAAAATTAAATGGCTTTTAACGCTAGTACAGATTTTAACTTAAATGCGGCGATGGCAACGGTTGGGTCACCAAACGTTTCTTATGCTACGAATCTGACTGGCATTACAAGACCAGCACCAGCATTAAGATACAGATATCCACAGAAGAGTATTGGTAAGGACGATGACTACTTGGAAATAGGTGTTATTGAATATGTTGCAAATGACTCAAAGTTGGGGCAAGATAATCTCAAATTAAGATCTCAAACAGAAGCAATACAACAATCCAAGCAAAAAGCAAAATACACAATACAACTACCAATTCCAGCAAATATTGGTGATACAAACCAAGTTTCTTGGGGTGGGGGTACTTTAAATCCATATGAAGCTTTGTTAGCACAAGGAATAACTGGTGTTCTTGAAAGTAGTAATTTAGGAAAAGGTATTATTGATGCTATGAAGTCTACTGGCACTAAGATCAATGGAGTTGCAACCAAAGGTGGTGGGCAAGATGCAGTTACCAGTTATTTTAGTTCAGAATTAATAAATTCATTGGGTGGAAATACAACAGCATCATCACTATTATCAAGAGCAACAGGGCAAGTTTTAAATCCAAACTTAGAACTACTATTCAGTGGTGTTAATCTAAGGTCTTTTACCTTTGATTTTGATTTTGCTCCAAGAAATTCAGAAGAATCTAATGTTGTTAAACAAATTATAAGAATATTCAAACAATCAATGTCACCAAAAACTGGCGGAAATACAGAAGGTGCAGGATTATTCATTAAGGCACCAAATGTATTCATTCTAAAATATAAAACTGGAAGTCGTGACCATCCATATCTAAACAAGTTCAAACCTTGTGCTCTTACAAATATGGGCATGAATTATACAGGTTCTGGTTCTTATACAACTTATGCAGATAAGACACCAGTTCATATGAAACTAAACTTAAGTTTTACCGAACTCAATCCAATTTACAATGAAGATTATGATAGTAATGTAGGCAAGGACGCAGTAGGTTACTAAAATGTCTTATTTCAGAGAACTACCAGACATAGAATATCAGTCTCCTTTTGCTGATAGTAATTCTTCACAGAATTATGTAAGAGCAAAGAATCTATTTCGTCGTGTGAAACTTCGTGATGA